ATCCTTGGGAAGAGGTGAGCTGAGCCATGGGATTTTGGACTGGCGATTATGGACGAGCAGATCAGTACGTTAATGGAGCCGCTGCACAGAATGGGCACTATAGCGTAGATACGCACGTTGCTCGGCAATGCCAAGACAGTGATAATAAGAATCAACGAAAGGATCGTGTCACATCAGCAGTGCACGACGCGGTACAGAAAACTTCAGGGCTTTTAGACTGGTTGAGTAAATAATGATGGGTCACGGGCACGGCTCCTTCGGCCTCTTCGCTGGCCTCGCTGTCGGAGATGCTCTGTCCTTGCCGCCGGCTGCCGTGATAACCCTTGGCCTTGCTAGCGCAGGAGCCGGGTTGCTGCCCGATATCGACTGCAAGGGGTCCACGGCCGCTACCGCTTTCGGCCCGTTCTCTCAGTTTGCGCACTACGGTGCCATCGAGCTGCACAATGTCGTCTCAGCCTCGATCAGCACTGACCGGCATGAGCACGGCGCGCACCGGGGCTTAACCCACTGGTGGCCTTTCTGGGTGGTGTGCGGTGGCGCTGTGTGGGCTCTGTGCACGATCAACCAGTGGGTTGTGATGGCGGTGCTGGCCCTGCTGTTCGCGCTCGCAGCGCGGGGCCTCACTATCCCCGATCTGCCAGCCGAGACGCAGGGTCGTTTCAACAACTCTCCCCGCCACCACATGATGATGAAACTCGCCTACGGCCTGCTCAATCTCAACCCCTTTACCTTCATCATGCGGCGCGGCCGGAAACACGTAGCCAAGACGCGGCGCCTCGGCTGGGCACGGTTGGGTTTCCGGTTTGGCGTCGGCAAGGTCTTGACCGCAGCGGCGGCCAGCGCACTGGCTTACGGACTCGTAGCGGCCGGCGTCGCAGCCACCATCGGTCCGTGGCTCGGGCTCATTGTTGGCCTGGGGATGGCGTTGCATTGGTTCGGTGATTGCCCGACGCATATGGGTGTTCCTGGTATTAAACTTCATCAAGTGTGGAAGCTTCCGTTTTGGGCTTCATTCTATGCCGGCGGTCCGTTCGAGATCATGGCCATCTGGTTCAGCCTCGGGTGGCTCAATATCGTGTTGATTCCCGGACTACTCAGCCACGCACATGAGATGACCGTGTTGATTTGGGCAACTTCTGCACTCGCAGTACTGATAGTCCTTGCTATCATTGTTGAAGCAACTAGTGTCGTTAAACGAAAGAGGTACGTATAAAATGTCACACTACACAAGTAATGCTCAAGGGTTCTTCGTAGGCCTGGGTATGAGAAACACAGCCACCACATTGTGTGGCCTTGTTCTTGACGAAGTAAAAGATTACGGTTCGCCGTCCGGCGGCCAGCACGCAACATGCCCGGAATGTCGACGTCGCAATGGCGAAGACCGCACCCGGTTATTCTAGAAGAGGAGAAAGTAATTGAACCTAGATCGGTTTAGACCGCCGCAAGACGCGGTGTCGGCTGTGCCGCTCACCATGGTGGTAAACGGTGAGCAATACGTGCTGGCCTCGGCGGGGCAGCAACGAAGCGGCGAGCTGTCCCCTCAGGACAATACGCTGCAACACCATGGGGTTATCGCCTATAACGGTGAGCCGCACATCATGACGCCGAACGGGATTGCACCCTACCGGCCAGTCTCTCCCTACTCGCCCGACCCTGGGCAAGTGCCGAGGTGGATCAAACACCCGTATGGCAAGGGGCTGGGCATCTTCGCCGGCGCGGCCATCCTTGGTGTGTTTCTGCTCTGTCTCGGTATTGCCTTGTACGCGTTGGTGAACGTTGTCATCGCGCACGCTTTCGCCATCGGTCTCACCATCGTGGCGGTCTTCCTCGGCGGCCTGATGTTGCTGGGCGCACTTACGAAATCACGGCACGGCTATGCTTCGAGGAGATGATAAATAATGTGGCCATTCAGTCCAGTACGCGAAGAGCGATGCCCAGGTACCTGGGGTCATCGTACTTTATTTGGCACATGGCGTTGCGATACATGCGGCGGAATAGTAGAACCAGAGAAATCAGAATCTGATAGCTATCCCGCTTGGAGGCTTTTTTAACATGGAACGCTTGCCTGATACCCGAGTATTTGAGAACGTCACTATCACACCAAACGGGAAAACAGCGGCTGTGCTCGAAGGCCGTTGGGATGACATCTATATCACGTTGATCAATATCCGCGATGATGGTGTTCTCGTGCCTCATGCGCAGCGTCCGGTCGACCTCAAAGACGGTCGGATTCGAGTGCATATAGATCTCGTGCCGGCAGTGGCTACACCATCCTCGCGCGTGATTCCGGTCAAGCCACAACGCAAAACTAAGATCCCTCTGCCTTCTCGCGCGGCCCTGCAAGCTACCGGCCTAGGCCTCGTTGCGGCTACAGGCGCAGCAGCTGTGACCGGACTCGTCTGGGTAGCCATCACAGTCGTACCCGCTGTGATCTCGTTCATCGCCACGTGGGCCTTGCCCGCCTTGGTGCTAAGCGTCATCGCCCTTGGCCTCGGCGCGGCCATGGAGACCAGTCATCGCCGAGCGGCTGTGCACGAAGAAGAGCCGAGTATCTACCCGCCTGGGTATTCGCCGGCTGAACCTACTACTCCGAGTCGCTGGCGGTGGGGCACGAAAACGGAATCAGTCAAACACCACTGGCTCACTGGAAAACCGGTTGAAACGGAAGAAGCAGCTGCAGAAGCTAAAGCTGAGGCGAAGGACGTAGAACGGGAGCAGCGACGAATTAAGGCCGAGACAGCACCCCGGCACCATTGGTTCAGCGGTAAACCAATCGAAGATGAAGAAGCTAAGGCCGAAGCGAAGGATGTAGAACGTGAATTGCGGCATTGGTGGGGCGGATTAACCAAAGAAGGAAAGATCGCCCAGCAGCAAGAGCAGTTTGCTCGGTTAGACCCCAGGGCTCAGCAGTGGGTGCAAGATTTGCGTGATCCGGCAAGTAAGCAGGCCAAAGGCACTTATGATGATAGCGCGGGTCGTTACTGTGCGGTAGGTCTAGAGACGCATCTGCATCGCCGAATGACTCATCAGCAGATGCGTCGAGCGTTCGGACCCAACTTTGTCTATGATGTCGAGAAATACAATGATTCCACTAACGCGACATTTGAAGATGTCGCCGATTTCATCGTCCGGGAACTAAGCTAAGGAGAAACGATGAAAGACATAGGACGTGCCATCTTTCTTATCATAGTGCTCTGGTTAGGGTGCCAGGCAATTGGATACATGGGCAGTCACGGCATGATCGGCCCGGCTCCAGTCCCAGCATCCGACAGCACGAGCGAGCCAAATTGTTTTGCTGTCCCAGCTGACGGCCAGTCACACCCCTGCAATATCCCAGACGCGCCGGTCACAAAATGGACCGTCACGGATCACGGTGCCTACCACGCGGACGGTAATTGCTGGTCTCTGGGCATGACGCTGCCGCCGGCTCCCGGCATGGATGGTGGTGCGTTCACGCGCATGTGCGTGCCGAGGTCGGATTATGACGCACACCCCGTTGGGTCTACCTACATCATTGGTGGCCCAGGTACGGGTCTCTCCGGCGGCACAGCCAGCCGGATAACGGACGGTGGCTGAAATGTGGCCCTTTACACCACTCGGCGGAGATGACTCAACATCTAGGTACTATCATCGGGCCCCCGGAAACAGCGCAACAACTTATTGCGGCATCCGCATAACTGGTGCGGTGCCGTGCGGACCGCCACCCTGGGGCACAGATGCCTGCCCTGTCTGTGAGGCGAACCGATGAGCCTCTTCGAGCCTCAGCCTGCAACTCTGAGCCCTGACCCGCGAAAAGTGGCTATCGCTGAGCTGCGAGCTTTAGCCACATACCTACGGCAGCGTGCAGCGCAGGCAGTCAGTGTGCCTACCTCTGTGGCCTTCCAAATCAGTGCTGACCGCGCTGAAGAGCGCGCCGAGGCACTAGAGCAAGGTGCCCAACTCCACATCTAGCCCTCACCCGTTCGGAGTATTGCTGTCTAGCTAGGCAGGCACTACTGTCGAGCTAGACAGGTTGAAAGAAACAAAATCCGAGGAGTCGGAATGAACGCGCAGGACTACGACAGGCAAATGATTGAGAGGCTTCGAGAAGAGGCCGACGACAGCGGCCATTGTCAGGAATTCCGTAACCAGTGCCGGACTGAGGCTGACAAGCTCGAAGGAGAACTGCAATGACCACCACAGAGCCCCGTCGCCGGTCCCACAAGATCTGGCACTTGATCCGCAAAGATGACTACGGTTATGGCACCCACACTGAGTTTGTGATCGTTGCCGAGACTGAGCAGGCCGCGCGCTTCGCTGCGAGCGACACCGCACGGCAGTCAGACCGGCATGTGTGGCTTGACCCGCGTATCTCGCACGTCGAGCTGCTGGGCAAAACCGATGCCGGTGCCTACGATAAGCCGACCGTGATTGTAGCGGTTTATCGTGGCGAGTGATGTGCACAGTCTTGAGCCCGGCCATTACCGAGTTCTGCATAATGGCCGGCTCATAGGCATTATCAATGTGCAAGGGATTTGGTCGGATGGCTGCGATCTCCGAGATTTGCTTAAAAAGCGTGAAATTAAAAAGGGCGACATACTCGAATACAAGGCGGTGAAGCTGTGACTGACGCCGAGCGGCTGCGAGAAATCAATACCACAATAAGTGAAGGCCTAGCTGTCTTGTTGTCGGAGACAGAAATTATCTGGCTTATTCAGAGAGTCGAGCAGCTCGAAAAAGAAAATCAGAGCTTGCGAGACGCGCTAGATGTGTGGAGTAAAAAATGACGGATGCTGGCAGCTTAGCACTGAGAGGGTGCACGGGGTGCTGCCGAAACCTTCCACTAACCGCGTTTAGTAAGCACGCTAATAAGCGAGATGGTTTGCAGCCTCGGTGCAAATCTTGTGTGAAAGAATACTATGACACTTTCGTGCCCGCAGATGTGCTAACTAGTACTAAGAAATGCACCACATGCAAACAATATCGACCTAAAAAAGATTTTAGTCCACATAAAGGCAGGCGCGACGGGCTGCAGTCTATATGTTGCGTCTGTAGACGAGATCAAGAAAACTTGCGGCGCCGAAACGGCAAGGCTCACATAACTTGGATCAAAACTAAATATGGACTCAGTCTGCAAGCGTATGAACTATTAGTTCAGCAGCAACAAGGAGTGTGCGCTATATGCGGGCAGCTTTGTGTTTTAGGTCGATTATGTGTTGATCATAACCACACCACGCACAAAGTTAGGGGACTTCTCTGTAATTCGTGCAACACAGGATTAGGTTATTTCAAAGATAATCCCCAACTGCTAGAAGCTGCTGCACAGTATTTACACAACTCCGCTTTGCCAGTTGGCTTTTAGGAAAGGAGATAGTGATGTGCGATCACGCGGCGCGTGGCACGGAGTTGATAGTCGCCATGGAACAAGTGACCAAGGAGTTTGAAAATGACCCGCTGGATGCCGACTACCAGTATGATTTGGAACGTGAGCGCCATGCGAATGGTTAAACGCGGACGGCCCGATTACGCAGCCGAGCGGGATACACATGCGAGCACAGCGGTCCTGAATTTGCAAGCCGGTGATAGCTCAGCCGCTACTGCGGCGGCCTTGCTGGCTCTCGAAGCCCAGTTCGGTCGAATCGCTGATGCGCAGCTAGCGAAAGAAGATCACATCTGATGCCCGAACGTCCAGCCGCTGAGTTGGCGCACCTGGCGGATATGGCTAGGAGGCTCAGCACATCGCTCGTGTACTACCAACATGCGCTGATTGCGGCCAGGCAAGCTGGGGCTACCTGGCCTCAGATGGCCGAGGTGCTTGGAACGTCCGAGGGTGGCGTGCGGTGGCGCCATAAGGCAGCTAGGGACGGTGGAGAGGTGCATCTGCGTCTCTGGCCGGCCAACGAACCTCAGATACCGGCTCCACGAAGTGAGGAGATGTCATGAACGAGACCATCAAAGAAGAGTGGAAGAAGAATCTCAAATCTGGAAAGTTTGCCCAAGGCAGCGGGCAGCTTCGCGCATGGAGCGAAGAGGATAACTGTTGGAAGTATTGCTGCCTCGGCGTGCTGTGTGAGATGTCCGGGCTTGGTGAGTGGGTAGAAGTAGTAGTGGACGACGAAGAGCGTTACTCTACTTATTACCTTAACAACAAATATTACTTGCCCTGTGAGGTGGCCGAGTGGGCTGGTATCGATCCCAGTAACGATGAAGACACAGACGTACAACAGCGTTTAGGAACTGCGAATGACGAAGGCAATACTTTTACCGTGATAGCCGATCAAATCGGCACGACTTGGGATTTGTGATAATATGCCTGAGTCACTGAGTGCTTGCAGCATCAAACTGTGCTTGTCGTGCGAGCTGGTGTTCAATGAAATTACGGCTGGTATCACACTTGTTTTAGCTCCACTTCCTAATGTAGTGATGCAAGGTGCCCACAAACACCTTAAAGTGCATAAAGGAGATAATACTAATACCCCTTTCCCTCGGTGCAAACGTAATGGTCGAGGGTGGAATGGCCCAAATTTTGTGCCCACGAAGCAACTTGTAAATTGCCGCCGTTGTTTGGTTTGTGATGACTAGCCGGCTGCTAATCACTGGCTCACGATGGTGAGCCTCAGAAGCAAGGCATCCCAGTATCACCTTTTGAGAAACGGAGTTGAAGAGCAATGACGTTAGCTGAGCTAGGTTACCGGCTGGAAGCAAGGATGCCGGGATGGATGACTTCGGTGCGGTGTCTCACTTTTATTGTTGCGGCTATGATTCTTCTGGTGCAGGGGCTTTGAGGCATGGCAACTATGCGTGTACCCCTACACATCCTTGGCGCTGTGCACCCGAGGCCTGGCATTGGGTGGGAGTGGACCTGCAACTACAAAGAGTGCAACGGTCATGGATTTAGGATAGACCGAGAGAAAAGCTACGCTGCTATCAGCACGCACTGGCGAGAGCGGCACAGAGCTTTGGACGATAGGCGATGATTTATGTGGATGATGTCGGCATACCGGCGAAGGTGTGGAATAAGCGTACGGGCCGTTATGTCGAATCGCGTTGGTTCCACTTGATCTCAGACCAGATCGACACAGCCGAGCTACATGCATTCGCCGCGCGCCTCGGCTTGCACCGCTCCTACTTCCAAGAAGGATCCGATCTCAGCGGTCAGGTTCTAGAACCTTGGCATGATCATTATGACGTGACGGTTGGTAAGCGCAAGCAAGCTCTTGGTCTTGGTGCCCAATCGGTCTCCTGGCACGAACTGGCCGAGATCACAACCGCTAAGGGAGAGGAATGTCACGCGCGCCATAGCGTCGATCTGAGCGGCTATCTGTGCCCCGCGTGTGTGCACCTTCTTGGAGAGCACGAGCACAGTTTTGAGCCCGCCCCTCAACCGAGTTATGAAGTTTGGGCTTGTCAACACCCGACATGCGACTGTGTGATGGAGCGATGATGATGAAACAACCTATTACCGTGGGCGGTATTTACTTACACTATAAGGGTGATCGTTACATTGTCTTGTACGCCGCGCAAGACTCGGAAAACTCGGATAACCGTGGATACCTAGTGATTTACATGTCGCTTGATGGCCCGCAAACGGGGCAAATCAATGTGAGGAGTTTATCTGAGTTTAGAGAAGACGTCGAGATGCCCGGAGGCGGTAAAACACCTAGATTTAAATACCTACGGACAGCACCAAGGGACCGCTGATGACTACGCTACAAGAAGCTCAAACTTGGCTCGGTGAGCAGTTGCGAGATAAGGGCACCACATGCCCATGTTGCGGCCAGATGGCCAAGGTTTACAAGCGCAAACTCAACGCCAACATGGCGCGCTCGTTGCTAGTCGGCTACCGGGAGGCTGGGCTAGATTGGTTCCACGCCCCCTCGGTTGTTAAAGATCGAGGCGAGATGGCCAAGCTGCGGTACTGGAAGCTGGTAGAGGAAGAGCAGGCACTGCGGCCGGATGGTGGCCGAGCGGGCTGCTGGCGGGTCACCTCGGCTGGGCAGATGTTTGCCCTCGGTCAGACAGTGGTCCCTGCACACGCGCTGGTCTATGACAGCCGGCTAGTTCGGCTGGACGAGTCGAGCGGCAAGATCAGTATCTATGATGCCTTGGGTGCTAAATTCAACTACCAGGAGCTGATGCGTGCCAAATTGCCGGCGTTTACTGTGGGTACGTAGCTCCCAGGAAACTCCCAGCTAACGAACACAACCCCCCTCAGCGATACAGCGTCTACAGGATGCACATCAACATGAGGAGGAGTTTTGATCAGAACACTTGCCGCGACGCTAGCGGTTGGCGCCTTGACGCTGGCTGGCGCGGCACCGGCCTTGGCTGACACGGCCGCGACGCAGGCTAGCGCTGCGCAGCCTTACCGTGGGGATTTCTGCGACAACGAGCGCAACCAGTGGGCCCCACAGTGCCGTAGCCACGACAGCTGGCGCTGGAACAGGCAACACAACCGCTGGGACCACTGGCGCTTCAACGACCGTGACCGTCGTTGGCACCAGAGGTAAGATCTTCAGCATAGAAAAGCGGGGCCTCTGAACTACCTACCAGGGGCCCCGCTTCTTGTGTCTAGCTGCAGGCGAGGACGTCGCCGGTCTCCCGGCAGCTCGGCGGGTTGGGGCAAAAACCTGGGGTGCTGCCGCACGCGAGAGCTGGCACCTCGGCACTGAAAAGCAGCACGAGCACAAAGACGCCGGACGCAGCGGTGATCATGGTACGTGATCCTACGGGGTAGAGGTCGGCGGTGGCGCGGTTTTCTTGGTCTTCCTGGGGCCTGTGGCCTTCGCCTTGGGCGCGGCGGCGCTGCCCTGAGGTTTGGCCCCTGGGTGCCGCCAGCATTTCTCTCCGGCCGTGCCTACCGGGTTGTTGCACGGGGTGCCATCATCCGTGGGAGCCCCGCACTTGTGGCCTCCGCTGCCCTTGGGAGGGTTGCCGGCGGCGCGCGGCTTCCGGGGCGTCTTCGGAGGCTTAGCTGGCGGGTTGGGGTCACCGAAGAACCACGCTGTGCCGGCGGAGATCCCCTCGGCGACGAAGAACATCTCAGCAGCCGCACTCCAGCTCGCAAACTCCACAGCAGCGGCCGTGAGCACCGTAGCCGCCACAACGACCGTGAAGAAGCCGAAGAGCATGCCTCGGCGCGGCGGCCGGCGCCGTACCCGGCGAGCTTGGGGCCTAGCCCCAACGTTGAAGACGCCAGCGCGCCGGCCTATTCGAGAAGACGGGCGGCGCGGCGGCGCTGTGTGCACAGCTACGAGCGGTCGCTTCGGCCGTGCCTGCCGGGCTGCCCGACGTGCCCGGATGTTGTCGCTGATGTGCTGGCCCAGCTTCGGCCTCGGTACTTCGCCCGTAAATCCTACGGGCGGGGGCGGTGCAGCTTGTTTCGACGCCTTAGCCATGGTTTCCGTCCTGACACTGCGGGTTGGTGTCCGGTTACTATGGATCACCTGTGTTTGATGTGTTACACGTCTGTGAGCTGCGTAAAGGCCAGCAATAGCCGGGCCATGCTAGCCTCCCTCCACCCGGACACTGTGTAAGGTGTCAGGGTACCAGTTGCGGTTTCGCAATCACAACGGAGCAAGGGAGGATCGTGTCCGTAGACCCGCGTCAGCTTGTTGAGCTGCTGTGTGTCGACATGAGCGAGACCGAGCGAGCCAAACAGCTGGGAGTAGCTCGGTCCTCGTACTACGGCGCGCTAGAGCGACTCATCCGAGATGGGATCTTGAAAAGCCGCACGATGTTGGCCGGGGGGATGACCTGCACAGGCGCGCATCCGCGATCTAAAAATTCACCCACCAGGCACGCTCCGGTGCTGCATGTGTCGTGGCTGGCAGGACTCGGCCGCTGGTCAGTGCAAGGTGCGTTGCTCGACGCATGGGACAAGGAATCCAAAAGTGAAGCTGTGGTTATTATTCGGTGGGCAGGTAAAACATTGGACATTTATTCATTTGTTGTGGTGCCCCCGACGCGATGGTCTACGAAAGATACTAATCGATACATTGGCAGCCGCTGGTTACTGACCAGAACAGCTCTCGAAGAATTAACGATCGCTATTGCTAGGGTGCTCGACGCTGAGGCTGTGCTTATACCGGAGGGCTGGTGATGTACCGGGTTTTTAAGTATTGCGTGGGGCTATCTATTGTCGCTGTTTTACTAATTGTTTTTCTCATCATTGCGGTAGGAATCTAGACTAGGAGGATTAGTATGTCCGATTCATCGAATCTACTAGACTTCATCTCTGACGAACCGCCGGCTCAGATCGACATCATCGAGCTGGCCGTGCAAGCACTGGCCGAGGCGATGGCGTGGCGGGTAGACCCACTGAACATCCCCGCGCCGACTGCTGACATGACCCAGCGTGCGACGGATATTGTCTCGGCGGTGACCGACCTGGGCGGCCGGAAGTTCGTTGTGCTTGTGTGCGGCTCTGAGGCAGACGCCAAGCGCCTCGCCGTGGCATGCGGTAAGAACGGTGACCACATCGGCGAGGCGCTGCGCGTGCTTGATCTGCTGGCCGAGACGGAAGAGGCCCTGCCTAACTAGCAGACAGGGCCTCTATGCAAAATAGGGGTTACTGACCGCCGGCAAGAAAATAGCCCGAATTCATGGCAAGAAAACCAAGGGAGCCAGCAAGGAAAGTGACCAGGATAATTCTGGTGAGCAGGGGTATCGAACGCAGTCCATCTTCAAGCCACTGCAAAAAATCTTCCATTACTTTACCGCCTTGGTCATGTCGGCTTCCTGGTAAGTAAGTGGCTTAAGAATTTTACCATCGGCTCGTGCGATGCATGAGCCATCTAGCAAAATTTTCGTCATATTCGACCGATGCACCTCTCTAAAAGCAGTATCTGTGTTTATTTCTGGTCGCGCGGCAGCTCCCACAATCACGTACATCAAATCGGCTGATTCTTTGGCCATAGGCTTGGCATCGCCTGTGTCTACGAAATGCTGCAAGGCTTCGCACCACTCGGTATATTCTTCTTCAGCGAGCTTCCAGCGAAGCTCAGCCCACTCTTCAAGAGGTAAATGATCCCCGCCGGTTGCTTCACTCCACTCTTGTAACATCCCCGTATAGCTGGGCCGCAGAGCCTCGTAGGCGGTGAGGATCTCGGCTAGTGCAAAAGCTGCAGCCCCTGGGTGGTCGTATAATTTGCCTGCATGGCGGTCGAGGATCTCTAGTAGCTCAGCTGGTACGTCTTCAATCTTCATGTCGCGATGGTCCTTTCCGGGCACATATGCCCCTCGGTTGCTTCGATGTGATGGCAAGTTGCGCATCGGATCCACAGACCGCATTCAACACATTGCCGAAAATAGCTGGCGCCGACCATGTGGATCCACGTCATGTTTTCCGCTCGGCAATTGTAACAGTACCGTTTCTCGGAGGCTAGCATTTATTCAGCTCCTAGGTGCGCGAGAGATCGAGCGAGATTTTTACGTGCCTGCTGGCCGATGGTCTTCGGAGGGTAACCGAAGTGAGCAGTCAAGGCAGCTGTGCCGAGCCCTCGGCAATACCGCAAATAAATATACTCCCGTTGCCTGTCAGTTAGCTCGGCCATTGCATGCGCTATCTCTCCGTAGTGATAAGCGGTTTCGATCCCTTCAAGATTTGTCAGCATCTCTACCCAGATAATATCCGAGGCTTTGCCGGTAAACTCGCTTGTGTGGTCATCCGAGTAGGCTTCGATCTTTTCCCACGGGTCGCCGGATAGCTCAGTTTTCCTTGCATCTCGACACTGTGCCGTCCAGTGTCGAATCATCACACGCATACGATCTGACGCGTTGCGCAAAAGCCAATAATCTAGTGTGACACCCCTTCGGTCATCGTAGGTCTTGGTAGCCTGCCATAGCGCAATCCACGCTTCTTGTGCAAGATCATCTGATCTGTCTGGGAACTGCAGAGTCATACGAGAGGCCATCCGGCGCAATTTGGGTCGGTACTGTAATAGTAACTCCCGTTCTTCCGTTATGTTCATAACTTCTTCCTAATTGTTCGCATAGTTGTCGAGCAGGCGGGTTAATGAGATACCAAAAAATACGCAAGCCTACATCCGGGTTGTCTCGAACGCGTCTACCAAGGAACTGGTTACACTCCCCACATAGCAGTCCCCGAAGTAAGTCCGTTTTATGATCATGATCATTAGCGAGTCGTTTAGTTGCGCCGGTGGCCAGCCGACAGATCCAACACAGGCCATTTTGGAATGCGTACAATAAGTCGTAAAAATCTGTGTCCGTGTCGTACACTTTGGCGGTCATCGCCCGGTGCGCTGCTTCTTTGCGTCGCTTGACCTCAGGCCGCCAGCAGGTAGCGCAGCGCGGCCCAGGGTGTGGAGCCGGGCGTTTTTGATGTTTGATGTCTTCCCCCGCATTTTTGCAGGGCTTGAGTTTCTTCACGGGCTAAGTCCGATCTACTCCAGTAGCGCCGAGGTCCCAGCGAGGCGACCTCGGCGCTACGCATCGGGCTATCTACTGCTGCGGCTGCCAGCCTTGGGGCGGAGCACCCTGCTGGTTACCCCAGGGGTTCGCCGGATCGGGCGCAGACGGCTGGTACCCCTGCTGGGCTTGGCCGTTGGCAGCAGTCGGCGGCCCTTGTGGGGGGCCCTGCTGAGGCTGAGTCCATGGGGCTTGGCTGGTAGGCGGTGGGCCAGCCTGCTGCGGAGGCCCTTGCTGCCAGCCCTGGGCGGCCGGTGGCGCCTGCTGAGCCCACGGGGCTTGGCCGTTAGGCAGTCCCTGGGCAGGAGGAGGCCCTTGCTGCCAGCCCTGACCCTGAGCGGCCGGCGCTTGCGCCGTCTGATACGGGTTGCCCTGCTGCGGCGGAGGGCCTTGCTGCCATGGGGTCTGGCTTTGCTGAGGCGGTGCCGTCTGTGCTGGAGGGCCCTGCTGCGGCGCTCCGTTGGTTTGCTGAGGCGGCCCTGCAAAGAAAGAATCATTGCGGCTGCCTGCAGGCGGCGGGACGTACCGGGCGGTATAGGTGAACGCCGGCATTCCTTTCTGACCATTCTGCTGAGTAGTCTGCCGAGAACCTGTGCGGGTCACCCACAGCTGGCCGCCGATCCTCAGCCGGATCTCACCTGTGTTCGCCGCACGCATAGCCTCGGTGACAGCCTTGGTGACATCCTTAGATTGAGGCAGCCAAATTGACCGCATACCGGTGTCCTCAGGGTCATTCGGCATTCGTTCATTAGTTTGCAGCGTCACGACCTTAATCATGATCGGTCGGTCACTATTCGGCCAAAACATCGGCTGCTTGGTCTTCTGATCGGTTTGCTGCCGTTCGCCGAGGCCAACGATTTCGCCGCCTCGCTCGTAGCCAATGCAAGAATCGTCACCAAACGACATGTATTTACCGCCAGTGCTGCTGGTGAAAAACTCATCATCGCCGTCTTCGTTAGCCGAGCTTGGCTGCGGCGCAGGCGGAGCTTGAGGCGTTTGCTGCCACGGCTGGCCCTGCCCCTGAGCGGGCGGCCCCGCCTGGGGCGGAGGGCCTTGCTGGGGAGGCGCTGGCTGCCAGCCCTGGTTTGGCGGTGGCCCCTGAGGCGGTCCTTGCTGCCATCCCTGAGGCGGGGCCCCTTGCTGCCACGGTGCTTGAGTCATTGTATTAGTTTCCCTTCTCTGTTATTTAGTGAGTCGGAGTGAGTTGCTGGAAAGTGGCGAGCTTGGCATTCGCCGCATCAAGGATATGGCCGACCCAACTCTCTGGGCCGTACGTGTTCGTCCACTGCTGATAGATCGCCCAGAGGCGGTCTTGTCCCGGAGCCTCACTGATCGCTTTCATGACCCCGTCATATGTCATATCTACGATGCCAGGCTGCTGGCCCCAAGGAGCCGGAGCGTTATTTTGCTGCGGTTGTGGGTCTTGCATTGCAGGCTGGGGCTGTGCTCCATCGCGATTACGCATCGCGTGCTGCGCCTTCACACATTCTACGATCATTGATGCGAGAGGCTCCCGGTGCTTGCGCAGCGAGGCTTCATCAATCCCAGGGCTGATCAGCCTCAGCATTGGCTGTAGCTGCTCTTTCTTTGAGAGAGTGGCCAACTCTTCCACCATCTCTGTGTAGAACACCTCAGGATCGATACCGGCCCCGGTCCGAGCGATAAGATCTTGGATGTACTCGGCCGGCGGGGTGTTCTTGCTGGACCCCTTCGGTGCGGGGGGTTGCGGGCCTGGCGGCACGCCCTGAGGCGGGGCCTCAGCTGCCGGATACTGCGGCGGCTGAGATGCCGGGCCGTGAGCCACCGTGCCTGGCGGGACGCCTGGAGGCAGCTGCTGGCCGACCACCGCAGCGGCTTGGGTGTTCATCTGAGCTACCTGCTCAGGGCCGATCGGTTGGCCAGACTGAATCTGCTGGTTGATGACTTCCTTGATCTGAGCTGCGTTGCCGTTTTGAGGCAATACAGCTTGCGCGGCAACCCACTCAAGCGGGGGGCAGCCCTGCTCGGCGGTGTGCATGTAGCCACATGTGGGGCACTTGGGTTGAGGCTGCCATTCGCCTGGCTGCGTAGGTGCTAAGATTCCTTGAGATCCTGTGTCGTCGCGAGTGTAGGGCTGAGGCATTACTACTTGAGCGGCAGCAGCGAAGGATTCCGCGACGCCTTGAATCCCAGGCACGACAGCCGGGGCAAGCCCAGTGCCCGGAAAGTACTCGTGAATGTTGATTTTCTGCTGGTGCCAGGCACGGTTATCCTCAGCAATCCGAGCGCCGACCCAGCCGAGGTCAACCGGCACACGCAGAGCTTTAGCTTCGCCGGAGCCCGGACGGCACCACACCACAATAGAGAAGTCTCGCCGGACGGGCGGCATCGGCTCGTACTCGTGCGTGTCGTAATTCATGACGACCTCGGCATTGCTGTAGTAAGCCTGCTGAATGGTTTTGCCGCTGGGGTGCTCTACCGGGTCTTTTTCCGTTTTCCAGTCGATAATTACCCAGGTGCCGTCATCCAATTCACCAATAGCATCAATCCTGCCACCCCGGTCGTAGATACGGCAATACACCACACGCTCATTGTAGCCGGGAACGATCTTGATTTTCTTCGCGATCAACTCTGCTTCCACAGCTTTAATATCCGCATGGAAGTACTCGGCGATAGTATCTAAACTCTCTCCTTTCCCGAAATACCGATCGAAGACGTGGTGCTGTGCAGAGCCGAGGTTGGCACCTGAACTGCCCCCGCCGGCCTCGAACGCAGCTGCTTCGATGGAATCCATGAGCTTGTCGTACCCAGGATCGCTGGGGTCGGCGGCCCCGGCTCGTGCCATGAGGTCCGGCCGTAGGCCCATGCCTCGGATCACGGTCCGGCGGCGCCAGATAGTGAGCCCGTAGCCGCTCTCCATGGTGCCGGCCACTGTAGTTACCCGCGTGCGGCCCTTCACCTCACCGGTAGTCATGTCGGGCAGCAGGTACCGGCCTAGGCCGTCGCGCGGCACGTCAGCGTCGCGCACCTCCCCGCTGGTTACCTCGGTAAAAAATGTGTCATCAGTCATTAGCTAAACTCCTTCCTATTCATTCCATCCACAAACGCGTCCCACTCGCCTGGATCGAACCGAAGCTCAAAAGCCGGAAAATTAGAATCTCGGACAGCCACCGACCCATCGGCAAACTTGGCGACCTCGACACAATTGCAGTCTTTCGGGCGGTCAATAGTTTTCTGAGCGCGTCGCCACGTCAGTTCATTAGAACTGCGGGCATACAACTCGGTCTTGTCTTTCATTTACTTACCTCCTGGGTATCCGAGCACAGAGCTTAGATAGTTATTAACTTGTGCTAGCTTTGCGTCTAACTGAGCCTGCATCAGCTTCTCAAGGTTCTGAGTAGCATCGCGTTGCTCTTTCGCGAAATAAAGCAGAAGCTGGCCGATGGCTTGAGTGGCCAGAGCGGTGCTTTCTGGGTATGTCATAGCTGAGCGTCTAGCATCAGCAAGCAATGCCTCTGCCCTATCGATCTCATCAATCTTGTTAGTCATTCCCTCTCCTAGGTAAATACTGCTTGACTTCTGAATCTGGATATTGCTCATTCCATACCCAATTAAGCACAGTTCGGGCAATATCCGTGTCTGAATCCCCTGCTTCTGCATCAACAACTTCATCAAACCGATCTAGCATTCGCTGCACTTCATGTATATCTCTCATACGGATACCTCCGTTCTCGCTTCTTGATAAACGCTGCGGTACACCGGGCCGAGGGTTCGGCTGGCAATTTTAATCGTGATGGCGTCGGAAGCCTGGGCCATTGTCATTCCGTCGACACTTATATTCAGCGTCTGGGCGAAGCTCTGCTGTCCCGGTGTCGCGGTCCGTCCGGTCTGCCGCCACGCAGCTTTTTTGTGGGTAATTGTAGGGTCATCATCGAGAGCCGCATCACTTCCTATCCTTGCCGCTTCCATGGGGGTAACGCCCTCGGCCAGCCAGTAGCCGCCGGCAAAAGTCTTGGTTGATCCTGTCACGCCGACGTTATACATGCCGTTGATAGGCACCATAAAAAATATCCGAGCGCGTCCGCACTTACTCTTCTCGCTGGTTGCGATGAAGGGCATGCCGAAGTCAGTTTCTAGCCATCGTGCCGACGTTCGCTCAAAGAGATCCACATGATGAACACCGGTAATTTTCTTGGCGGTCAGCTCTCGCTCTTCAGGCTCTATGTCAAGGAGCTTGAAACACTCCTGGCAAAGGTTTTGGTCAATGCGCGACACATACCGAAGCACCCGGTACTCACCGCACTCATCACACTCTTCAAGCTCTTGGTCTACGTCCTCGCCCGGCTCAGGTGTCTTAGATAGGTCAACCGCAGCGGCCATGTCTTTCTCGTCCAGTGTGCCGACGAAATCAAGGATCCACGCAAGCTCCTTTCCTACCCACGGACGCAGCGCGCGGCCGATCTCTTGGATGAACCGACCTGCGAACTTGGTTCGCCGAAGGCAAAACACTCCATCGCAGCGCGGTGAATCCCAGCCCTCGGCCAGCGCCGAGCAAGTCACCAGCACTTTAACCGCACCGGTCTCAAAACCATGGAAAGCCCACTTGCGGTCTTTTGGTTTGGTGCTGGAAAATACCTCAGCTACGGAAACACCGGACTCTTTCAACGCTTCAGCGAAGAAACGCGCACTTGCCTGGGTAGGAGCGAATAGGGCTATGGATTTGCCAGGGGTGATTGTGTGGTATGCATTAACCACGGTGTCTCGGAGACTATCAACCATGACCTGCTCTCCGAGGTCTTTCTCGCTATAATCACCATCCGCTGCGGTACGCACCTGAGACATGTCAAGGTCGCCGCCAAGCTGCAACGAGTAGGGCTTGACCAGGTACCCTCGGTCGACGGCCCAGCCGATCGAGCGCTTGAAAACCACCTCCTCCCATATGTCGCCTAGCCCTAGTTTGTCCGAGCGCATCCACGTGGCTGTGAAGCCGGCTAGGTAGGCTGAGCCCCCTGGCACGGCTCCGATCCATTCGTAGTGCCTCCTGTAAATGCTTGAGACTGATACATGTGCTTCGTCCACAACGGTGAGCTGTGGTTTAGGCACTGTCTCCATTCGTTTAGGATCGCGGAGTGAGTGAATAGAGATGACGCGACATCGCTTATTTATCTCATGGCGGCGTCCTTTCACCACGCCGATATCATCGGGGTCAATTCCCGCATCCAGCAGCTTCCTAATTGTTTGGTCAATTAGTGTGTCTCGATGCAACAATATGTTTACGCTGCTTGTTCGTGCGCTATTTAGAACTTTACCCGAGATATCTGCCATGACTACTGTCTTACCCGTCCCCGTAGGCTGTTGAATGCCGAGACGGTGCAAGCCTTTGGCGTACCCGTTATGCAGGGCCGTCGCGGCTTGTTTCTGGTAATCACGTAGTTGCACGGTCATGGCTTTACGAGAGGTTCCTCAAGTGAGATGCGCTGGTCAGCGTGGGCAAGATAGTTTCCGATTAGCTCTTCGAGTAGTTCAGTTGCCGGCCACACTAATTGCCGGTTTTTGTGGTTTATTAACCAAGCATGTACTTCATCTCCGCGCCGCGCAACCACTCCACTCGGATTCACAGCAACTGCCCAGACTTCGCCGCATTCCGAGCAAAACAACTCGCCCTCTGGCGCGAGGTTACGCAGCGAAATCT